ACACAGAATACTGCAAATCAAACAGCGGCGACATCTATACAGGGTATTAGGTTAAGTGCAGATGCTGTCATATATTGCCCTTCTGGATACATAGATGGTAACACAAATTCTGTATTAAGTTATTTGCAGAAGGCAATTCGCCCAGCGAATCAACTTAGAATGTTAGAAGATGCCACCGTAGTTTATTTCATTGCAAGGGCACCTGAACGAAGAATATTTTACGTAGATGTTGGTAATTTACCAAAACTAAAAGCGGAACAGTATTTGAAGGAAATAATGAATCGGTATCGTAACAAGATGGTTTACGATGCTAAGACTGGTGAAGTGAAAGATGATAAGAAATATCTTTCATTACTGGAAGATTTTTGGATGCCTAGGCGTGATAATAGTAAGGGCACCGAAATTAGTACGCTGCCTGGTGCAACTAATATAAGTGGGCAGTTGGATGCTGTTGATTATTTTCAGAAAAAATTATATCAATCATTGAATATTCCTGTCTCAAGGTTGCAACCAGAGACAGGATTTAGTTTAGGTCGTAGTACAGAGGTTTCAAGGGACGAAGTTAAGTTTCAGAAATTTATTGATAAACTTCGTCGAAGATTTTCGCAGTTCATGTTAGATGTATTGAAGACACATCTAATCCTTAAAGGAATATGCAATTCGTTAGAATGGGACGAGGTAATATCCAATAAAATAAAGTTAAGATTCCAACGTGATAATTTCTTTGATGAATTAAAAGAACAAGAAATGCTAACGTCAAGAATGGCGTTAATACCACAAATTGACCCATACTTAGGTAAGTATTTTAGTAAGGAGTGGGTACAAAAAGTAATATTGAGATTTACTGATAAAGATATCGAACAGATGAAGCAACAAATTGAGGATGAAAAGAGTGATCCTACAGCTCAACCTTCAATGCAAGGTATGCCAATGGATGGTATGATGCCACCGGGTGGAGATGGTATGGAGGGTGGTGGTTATCCATTCCAGGATCCTAATGCACCACCCCAGGGACAGGATTATGATGAAGAGCAAGATCAACAACCAAAAAAGGAACCTAAACAATGAGTAAAGAAGATATCGTCGATATGTTAAACAATATTGCTGATGGAAATTTTTCGTCAGCAGAACAGGGGTTTAATGCTGCAATTTCTGATAAAGTTGCTTCTGCTTTGGAAAACATTCGTGTTAAGGTTTCATCTGAGATGATACAAAATGAAGAAGTGCAATTGGATGAGGGTGTTAGTCCATTCAAAAAAGGGCAGGTTGTTAAACATACTATTGGATTGGGTGGCGAGGGAACTAGTAAGATAACTTTAATCTCGGATGAAATAACAGATGAAAAGGGTTCTAAGGGTCACAAATTTAAGTGTGGTAATATTAAGGGATTTGCATGTACATCTTCATTGAAACGAACTAATAGAGGAAGATAATAATGAAGTTAATACAAATTAAAAGAAAAGTTGCATATTCAACATCCTCGTGGGCAACCAATACTTGGACGTTGACTTTTGGTTCTGCACATTATTTTGCAACCAATGACTACTTAACATTTCAAGATCCTGTAACTACACTTGAATATTTAGTTCAGGTTACAGTTTCTAGTGCAACCACTGTTACGTTTTCTAGTACAGATAGTAAAATTCAGTTTCCACCATTCTTTTATTTAGAAAATTATGGTACTGGTGCTACTGGTGCACAGGACACATTTACCACACAGTTTAATAACGACACTTATAACGGATTGATTCATATAGTATCAAACGGAACTGCCACCGTTACTGCCAAAGCTCAAGGGTCGTTGAATCAGGTGCATTGGGTGGATCATGGTACCGCAACTGCAGTTACTGCAGGTTCTCAATTAGAAATTCCTGTGACAAAACCATATCCATATATGAGACTGAACTTCACTGTTGCATCAGCATCAGCTGGTGGTGGTGCAAACACAATTAAGGCATATAGGGCAGGTGTGTAACATGGATAGTTTTAGCAAATCTATATTTGTTGTTTTAAGTGAAATGTATTTAAATGAGAATTTGAAGAACGATATAAAAGTTCATACTGCTAAAAGAAAAGAACTTGAGTTAAAGGTTGCAGATACGATGAAGATATGGCACCAGGCTCAGCAAGAATTAGATAATCATAATAAGCAGCATCCAAATTACGCTAGGTTAAAAAGAAACCAACCATCAGATGAAGAATGTTTTGAACAAGGTAGGTCGTCGACCAAATCTAAAGGACCAGGGTATTATCCAGGAGTATAACACATGAAACTCATATCAGAACTAACAGAATCAGTTGAGTATTTGGTTGAATCTAGCAATGGTAAGAAATCTTACTACATTGAAGGTATCTTTATGCAAGCAGATACACCAAATCGTAATGGTAGAATTTTTCCTCGAGGCATCATGGAAAATGCATTGAATAAGTATCAATCTGATTATATTTCATCTAAGCGTGCTATGGGTGAGTTGGGACATCCACAGGGACCACAAATCAATTTAGATCGTGTGTCTCATGTTATTGAGAATTTAAACTTTAAAAGTAATACTGATGTGGTTGGTCGTGCTAAAATTTTAGATACACCAATGGGTAAGATTGCTCAGAATTTAATTGACGAAGGTATTAAGTTGGGTGTTTCTTCACGTGGTTTAGGTTCATTGAAGCAATTGGATAATGGTGTTAAACAGGTTCAGGAGGATTTTTTCCTTAGTACTGTAGATATCGTTGCAGATCCTAGTGCGCCTAGCGCCTGGGTGAACGGTATTATGGAGAGTGTTGATTACGAAATGCTTGAAGATGGTAGAATCATTCAAGCTATTGTCGATAAAAGAAAAGGAAGACTGAACGAAGAGTCCTTTATGAAGGCACTACAATCAACACTTAATGAAAGTGTGCATTTCATGACATCTAATTTTGAATTGAGTCATGGTAGGAAACCAGCTGGTAGGGGGTCTTGGTTCTTCTCGAAACATAGTCATATCAATTTTGACAAGCATAAAGAAGGTGATGATTATGTTTCGTTTAATAATAAAACTTATAGTGAAGCAAGGAATAAGGCAAAAGAGTGGGCAAAATCTAAAGGTCATTCAATTATTCACGTTATGCCGTAATTAAAAATAGGTAATATTGATTGGATTCGAGTGAGAAATTGTGTTTTGTATAAATAATATTGTATTCAAGGAGATATAAACAATGCCAACATTAGAAGAAAAAATCAAAGCAATCATGAGTGGTCATCAGTCAACTGATAGTATGACTGAGGAAGAACTCAACGAATCCATTGATAATCTTGAGGATTTAGAGAATCTAGAAGAAAAAGAAGTCATCAAAACTAAAGGTGGAACAACAATTACTGATGATGACAGTGATGATAAGGATGACTCTACCGAGGATAGTGAGGGAGAAGATTCTGAGGGTTCTGATGATGGTGTGGAAACTGAAGTTTCCAAGCAAGATAAAGTTAAAGTTAATGAAGGCAATGATCCGTTCGGTAAGTTAACTGATACTGATGGAACCGAAACAGGTTCAGCAAAAACAGCTAAAATCAAAGCTGGTTTGGATCGTACTGAAGGTAGCAAAGATTCTTTAAAAATGAACACATCTGCAGATAGTCAGGATGATAATGGTGATAACGCTAGAATTCAAGCTGGTGCCAGCAAGAAGGATTCTGCAGGAAAACTATCCGATGGTGCAACTGGTACCAATGGTACTAACGAACCAAATGAAAAGAATAATAAGGGAACGGATCTACAAAAAGGTGCTGCATCCAACGTGAAAGAGCACATTGATGCTATCATGAATGGTGAAGAATTAACCGAAGAATTCCGAACCAAAGTAGAAACAATTTTCGAAGCTGCTGTAGAACAAGCAGCAGAACAAAGAATCAATGAACTCAAAGAGCAATTCGATGAAGAGCTAGTTGAGGCAGTTGAAGAAGCAAAGCAAGAGCTAGTCGAGCAAATTGATGGATTCCTCAACACTATTGTTGAGCAGTGGGTTGAAGACAACGCTGTAGCTTTGGAAAGTGCTATGAAAGTAGAGGTTGTGAATAGCTTTATTGATGGATTAAAAGATCTCTTTAAAGAGCATTATTTTGATGTACCTGAAGATAAACTTGATATTGTTGAAGATCAAGCTACTCAAATCAACGAACTAACTACTCAGTTGAGTGCGTTGGTTGATATTACCGAAGGTTTGCAGACTAAACTAAATGACATTACTAAGAAGTCAATTGTCGAACAGGTTTCTTCTGATCTTACTAAGGTTGAGAAAGAGAAGTTTGATGGTTTGACAGAGAAAGTTGAGTTTGAATCAGAGGAAGATTTCACTAATAAAGTGAAAACCATCAAGGAAAATTACTTTCCTAAAGGTAAAGGCGGGGACATTCTCCCTGGTAGCGAAGATTCAACAAAGGTAACTGAAACAGTAAACACTTATGTTGATGCTATCGCTAAGAATTTGAAATTTTAATTAGACTAGAAAGGTAAAAAATGCCAGAAATGTTAAAGAAAGAGCAATTATTGGAGAAGTGGTCTCCAGTTTTAGATCATCCTGATCTAGCTGCGATCTCCGATCCATACAAGAAAGCAACAACTGCAGTTCTATTAGAGAACCAGGAACGTGCTTTAAACGAAGAACGAATTGCGTTGAACGAAGCAATTCCATCATCCTCAACAGGTAACGTTCAGAACTATGATCCAGTCCTTATTGGTTTGGTTCGTCGTGCAATGCCTCAGTTGATTGCTTATGATGTTTGCGGTGTGCAGCCAATGACCATGCCAACAGGTTTGGTATTCGCATTGACAAGTCGTTACACCAACGCAGCAGGTGCAGAGGCTCTATTCAATGAAGCTGATGCAAACTTCTCTGTAACTCGTACCGCAGCAGCAGGTACTAACCCAGTTGATTCTGGTACTGGTTTGGATCCATGGGATGCTACTCCTGGTTTCACTGGTGCAGCAGGTCAAGATGGTGCACGTCCATTAACAGGTGTTGATGGTACCGATCCTCAGAACTGGGGTGCAGGTGATGGTCTAACAATGAACACAATGAGCTTCAAAATTGAAAAGCACACAGCAACTGCTAAGAGCCGCGCTCTAAAAGCAGAGTACACTGTTGAATTGCAACAAGACCTTAAGGCAGTTCATGGTCTTGACGCAGAAGGTGAATTGAGCAACATTCTTTCGAATGAAATTATTGCTGAAATTAACCGAGAGATCGTTCGTACAATGTACAGAGTTGCTAAGACCGGTTCTCAGGGTACCACTACAGCAGGTACTTATGACTTAGACGTTGATTCAAACGGTCGTTGGTCTGTTGAGCGTTTCAAGGGTATGCTATTCCAAGTTGAAAAAGAAGCAAACCGTATTGCTCAAACAACTCGTAGGGGTCGTGGTAACTTCATCCTTTGCTCTGCAGACGTTGCTTCTGCTCTAGCATTGGCTGGCAAGTTGGATTATGCTCCAGCTCTAAGCACCAACCTAAACGTTGACGAAGCATCAACAACCTTTGCTGGTGTTCTAAATGGCAAGTACAAAGTTTACGTTGATCCATACATGGCTAACGGCGCAGCTGATCAGTTCATGATGGTTGGATATAGAGGTACTAGCCCATTTGATGCTGGTTTGTTCTATTGCCCATATGTTCCATTGCAGTTAATGAGAGCAGTTGATCCTGCAACATTCCAACCAAAGATTGGATTTAAGACTCGTTATGCAGTCATTTCTCATCCATTGAGCGGTGATGGTGCAACATTGGCAGCACAGTCGAACTTCTACTTCAGATTGTCAAGAGTTCAGAACTTGTCATAAGAGGTATGGATTTGATTTAAAAACAATAATGATGTTGTAGTACTTAAGGGATCTTCGGATCCCTTAATTTTTTCTGGTGATAAATAATACATGGACAAGTTAAGCACACTATTATTTTTGGCATTTATTTCATTTCCTACTCAGGCATTAGATCCTAAGCAGGAAATTAGATATTGTGGTGAACCAAGAAGAACTTCAACGGGGCAAATATACAGAGACTCCTCCGTAGTTTATTCTTTTAGAAAAGTGTGGAAGTGTCCTAGTACAAAACAAACAACAGGGGCATGTCCTGGTTGGTCTGTGGATCATATAGTACCATTAGTTAGTGGTGGTTGTGATGCTGTCTGGAATATGCAATGGTTGCCTAATGAGATAAAATCATCCAAAGGAACTTTACCGAAGGATAGATGGGAGAGGGAGGTATATAAATGAAAACATTGTTTGCGTTGGTTTTGGTTATTTTAACTGGGTGTGCATCAATTTCATATGATCCTATAGAATATGATAGGTATATTACTATAGCAACCACTGCTCAGTTAGGTAAGAGATTGTGCAAAGATCAAACTCAAGTTACACCAATAGTTAACCACATCTATGTCATGGCTGTGCTATCTAAAAATCATGCTGAAAATAAGAAGTTGAATTTGGAGTCGAAGTTAGCTAGTGAGTTATATGAGATGGTTAAACCAATGAAAGATCGTTATGATACAGCAACAGCATCAGAGGCATACTGTGTAGAGAAACTGTCAAATATTGAACAGGGATCAAAAAGAGCAGCTCAGGCAGTTGGGGGTAAGAAATGACTTACGGAATAGATATTGATGCACTATTGGATAGTGATAATGATATTGTAAAAAATGAAACTATGAAGGCATTGGAACTTAGATATAAGTTAGAATCTGGTATTATATCTGAGGGTGAGTACAAGGATTTAACTGATGATATAGCTAGATTGGATAAAATCAATGATCTAGCAAGTGACATTGAAACTAGGACGATGTTAAACGAAGCGTTTAAGATCATTTTGAAATTTTTGATTTAACAGAGAGGTAGATATGATTACTATATACGTCGACGGAGATGCTTTAATCGAGAAGGTTAAAAAAGTCGGTTATTCTAACAACTTTTCGGTTGAGGAGAAGGAAGTAGATTCCGTAGTAGCTAAACTAGAAGAACGTGGAATTTTCACGAAATATCAGGAGATACATGGATTGATTATTCTAACTGAAGATACTTCCAAATCTGCTGCTAAAAAGACAGAAGCACCAAAAGTAGAAGTACCTAAAGTGACAAAACCTACAACAGTAGAAAAGAAAAAGAAGGAAAAATAAATGGATGTTAATGAAACGAAGAGAAAGTTAAAGCTTCGTTATGAAATGGGCATTATTACCATTGAATCTTATCAAAAAGAGTTGAAGATTTTAGATGCAATTGAAGTGAAAATTGATCCTGATAAAATCGAAATTCAGGTTGCACCAGAAAAGATAAAAGTGAGGAAGAAAAATGTCAATAAGTGAGTTCCTCTCACTTGTTGGTAATGCAGCAGTGTTAAACAACATTATACTGCTATTGTTTTTTACTCTATTTGGTGTGCAGTTTTATCGAGAGAATAAGAAAGATAATACTGTATATTGGACAGATTTGTTAATAGA